GTATTTCTAAACAATAAGGTCGGCATCAAGGTCAATTCTGTTGATCTTTCTGACCATGTAACATCTGTAACACTTAACCGCACATTCGATGAACTCGAAGTAACTGCAATGGGTGACACAGCACACAAGTTTGTCAAGGGTCTTGAGGCTGCTTCAGTCACAATCGACTTCCTTAACGACACAGCATCAGCAAATGTATTGGCAACTCTACAAGCTGCATATGGCACAACAGTAACTGTTGTACTACTTCAGGAAAAGGGAACTGCTGTTTCAGCAACAAACCCTCTCTACACTTTCTCAGTCCTAGTAAATGGACTAACAGACATCAATGGCGCAGTCGCTGACATTGCTATGCAGTCTGTAACATGGAACTGCAATTCAACTGTTGCTGTTACAACTTCAGGTACTTTCTAAACCAACTAAACTAAGGGGCAAATCATGGCTAAGTTAAAGATCGTTCGTACAGATGGAAGCGTACTAGAAGGCGAAATCACTCCAGTAGTGGAATACGCTTTCGAGATGTACGCAAAAATGGGCTTTCATAAGGCGTTTCGTGATGAAGAAAAACAAAGCCATGTTTATTGGTTAGCATGGGAAATTACACGCAGATCAGGTGAAACTGTTAAGCCTTACGGGATAGAGTTTATTGAGACACTTAAGAGTGTCGAGGTTCTAGACTCTGACCCTTTAGCTTAAAGCGCGATCAACCATTCACCTACCTTATTGCTCGCTTGAGCATTAGGTTGGGGATCGCGCCACAGCAATTGTTAGAACTAGATAAGACCATGCTGGATGCACTCCTACAAGGTCTACAGGATGAAGCAAAGGAGATCGACAATGCCCACAGAAGTAAAAGGCGCGGTTGAACTCCGTAAGGCTCTCCGCAAGTTTAGTCCTGATCTTGCTAAAGCAACCCAGAAGGAAATTAGCGTGGCGTTAAAGCCAATCGTTAAAACTGCCAAGGGTTATGTTCCAGATGACGGATCAGTATTAAGCGGATGGTTGCCTAGGGAAAACTCCAACGGCAACTTTCCGACTTATTCAGCTCGTCTAGTTAAGGCTGGAATGGGTTACAAGACTTCACCATCTAAGCCAAACCGCAGAGGATTCAGATCCCTTGCTCGCGTCTTTAATAAGACTGCTGCCGGTGCTATCTATGAAACTATGGGTCGTAAGACTCCAAGCAGTCGATTCGTTCAGAATCAAGATTCTAAGTACGGATCATCCTTAAAGGGTGACGGCAAGATGCAAGGTCGTGCCCTATATCGTGCTTATGAAGAAAACCAAGGCAAGGCTAAAGATGCAGTCCTTAAAGCACTAAAGTCCGCAGCTGACAAACTTAACGCATCTGCCAAGGTGAAAGGTTAATCATGGCGAATATAGTCATTGATATTGCTTCCCAATTCACAGGCGATTCAGCGTTTAAGAAGGCTGACAAAGCCACAGATAAATTAGGCAAGAGTGTAAAGAATCTCGCCAAGGGCATTGGCATAGCAGTCAGCACAACTGCAATTTTGGCATTCGGTAAAGCAGCAGTTAAGGCAGCAGCCGAGGACGAAAAAGCACAGAAGCAACTGGCACTAGCTCTAAAGAATGTCGGGCTTGGTCGAGATGCCGCAGCTTCAGAGGAATACCTGCAAAAACTATCTACTGAGTTTGGAATAGTAGATGATCAGTTACGACCTGCTTATCAGACTTTGGCTGTTGCTACTCGTAACACTGCTCAGTCTCAAGAACTGTTACAACTTGCTCTAGATATTTCTGCATCAACTGGCAAAGACCTAGCCTCAGTTACCGCAGCCCTCTCAAAGGCATACTTAGGCAATAACACAGCCCTATCCAAATTGGGCATAGGTATTTCTAAAGCTGACCTCAAAACTGGAAAGTTTGACGATATTGTCAATCAACTAGCCAAGACTTTCAAGGGTGCAGCAACACAGTCTGCCAATACCTTCGCTGGAAAGATGGACAGACTTAGCGTATCTATTGATAATGCTAAAGAGATTATCGGTAAAGGCTTAATTGACAGCTTTATGATCCTTACTGACTCTGCTGGCATCGAAGATTTACAAACTAAGATCGAAACCTTTGCTACTTCAGCATCTGAGAACTTTAAGAAGTTAGCAGGATTTATTAAGCAGAATGAAACTCTCCTAAAGAGCATCGCAGCGATCATGATCGGCATATTTGTTTCAACCAGAATTATTGTTGGAATTGGCGCACTCATTACTGCCATTGGCACAATAAATAAGGCTTACCAAGCATTACGCGCAACAGCCCTTGCCACTGCAATCGCTGAAATGTTTGCACTCAATCCTTATGGTGCAGCGTTCATGGTTGCTGGCATGGTTGCACTTATCGGCATTACCATCAAGTCTGTTGATGCCCTTACAGATGCTTATAACAATGCCAATAATGCCAAGAATAAACTCTATGATCCAGATGCTACTGGTCGCACACACTTAGCCGAACTAGAGCAACGCTACGGCAAAAAGAGCCTAGAGACTCAGAAGAAGATAACCACAGAAGAACAGAAGCAATTAACTGCTAAGAGACTTCAACTGGCTATCGACAAGGCTAATCTAGCCCTTGGCAAGGGTAGCGATGTCTTTGACATCAACAAGATTCAATTAGCAGCAGCTGAGATGAATCAGGCAGAGCAATTAGGCAAGGTTACTAACTCAGCCCAACTGCTCCAGATTACTAATGACATGGCTCGCCTACGCGTTAAGCAAGACATTGATGCACTAGAGGCTGCTATTGCTGCCAAGGACATCAAGGCTATTGAAGCAGGCACTGCTAAACTCAATAAGGATCTAGGTATTCTTGGCGCACTTACTGGTCAAGAACTTAAACTGCGCGACATTGAATCTATCCTTAAGGATATTGTTCCAAAGGATCTAATCAATATAGCCAACTTTGATGAGGCTATTGCTAAGTTAAAAGCAATCGGTGATACAAAGACCATCGTCCCAATTGGTACACCAACTCCAGTACCAACTCCATCTAAGCCACTTACACCAAGCCAGATAGAAGATTTACTAATCCTAGGCAGAACTGTACCTATCGTCCCAGATTCCAGCGGGACTATTGGATACTCAGGTAATGCTGGCAATTATGCATCTTACGGTTTCCCCGGATCTGATAAAGGCTATGGCGGTGGATCTGTTGTGGTCAATGTCAATGCTGGAACTATTGCTAATCCAGATGAATTAACCACACTTATCCAGAACTCACTGATAACTCTCAATAGGCGTGGTGACTTAACTAGCACTGCTGGATCACTATGACCAGACCAGTCATTAACGTAATCATCAACTTTTCTACAGGTGCGACCTTTGGCAACCCTTTCATCATCGATCAATCTAAGATCGGCAGTACCGATGTTATGGCAGATGCCACAGCTCTTATTGTGGACGTATCGGATTTAGTCGATCAGATCAACACAACTCGTGGACGGCAGTTATCAGCTGAGCAGTTTAATACTGGCACAGCAAGCATCCGCATCTTGGATCAGAATGGTAACTTCAACCCACAGAATCCATCCAGCCCTTATTACACTTACTTAAACCCTATGCGTAAGATCGCTATTACTGCGACTTACAACGGAGTAACTTATCCAATCTTCGCGGGTTATATAACCTCATATAACACTTCAACGCCTAAGTTCACAGGCGATATTGTGTACACAACTATCAGCGCGGTTGATGGCTTCCGTCTATTCCAGAATGCTCAATTCTTCGGAGTCACTGGAGCAACAGCGGGCGAGACAACAGGCTCACGCGTTACCAAGATTTTAGACACTGTTGGCTGGCCAGCATCCATGCGTGACATTGACACAGGCTTAACCACAGTACAGGCAGACCCCGGCACTCAGAGAACATCCCTATCAGCCCTCCAGACAGTCGCTACGACCGAGTATGGGGCTGTCTATATGGGAGCAGATGGTAAGGCAGTCTTTCAGGATCGTACAGTCACTGTAGCCTCTGTAGCAGGTACTCCCAAGGTCTTTGCAGATGATGGCTCAGGGATCAATTACTTTGATGTCAAATGGGTGCTAGATGATACTCAGGTCTATAACAAGGCAACTGTTACCCGCACAGGTGGCAGTGTCCAGACTGTTACAGATGCAACTTCAGTGGCTAAATACTTTACCCATAGTTACAACCAATCAGACCTGCTCATGCAGACCGATGCTGAAGCCCTTAACTATGCACAGGCTTTCATCGCATCTCGTAAAGACACTTCAATCCGAGTAGATGAACTCACTCTGGATCTACAGCAGGATAACTACACAGACGGCACTATTGCAGCTTTGGGCTTGGACTTTTTCAGTCCAGTCAAAATCACCACAAGCCAGCCCAATAACACTTATCTACAAAAGACTGTCCAAGTCTTTAACATCAACCACCAAATCACGCCTAACTCTTGGAAAGTTCGATACGGCACAGCCGAGCCTATTATCGATGGATTCATCATTGGATCTGACATTTCAGGTATCATAGGCACTAGCGTTTTAAGTTACTAAGGAGAAGACATGGCAGCACCACTAGGTTTTAAGACATTTGCTACAGGCGATGTTTTAAGCGCAGCAGACACTAACGGATATCTTATGCAGGGAGTCTGGACATTTGCCTCAGCTGCTGCTCGTGATGCAGCTGTGACTGCTCCGCAAGAAGGCAATATGTGCTATCTCAAGGACACAGATGCTGTAATGACTTACTCAGGTTCAGCATGGGTTGTGGTCGGTGGTGCGGCATCTTTCACTTCCAACACTAATTTTGTTGCCACAGCTGAGACTACAAGCAGCACAACTTATACTGGTTTGACAACAGCGCAATCATTTTCATTGGTTACAGGAACTAA